CTCTAGGTCCGGAAGGCTTATAAATGGTGATTTTAACACCATCGGAAGTCACAAATTCAGCTTTAATCTTGGACATAATCTTCCTGCATATTTTGGTTTACTTCCAGGACCCATGACACCGGAATGTCAAGTTTTTTGGCGATGTAATAAAAACTTTCATCAGATTCAAGCATTTCCTGAATCTGGATGTAGAGGTCAGACATAACGGACATTTTATTCCTTAGGTAAAATCAAAAGCAAATTCACCAGCAACAGGTGAAACGATAACACCACAATTAACCACTTTGAGCAATGCAGTTTCAATCTTAGAGGCTTCACGAGGTGTACACTCAACGAACAAAGTACCGTACTCAAATTTAGCAAAAACTTCAATACCGACAGTATTACCTACAACTTCCAGGACACTTTTCTCGAATGACATTTTCTAACCTTTTCTCTAATCTATGGCTCTATTATACACGATTCCGTACCCATGGCAAGAAATACCTGACCGGTTTAGTCAGGTATTAATAAGACTGATGAGAATGACCGATAGACCAAGCAACTGCATCCGCTGGATACATAACACGGTCACCGTTAGCATCCACTGGAGTAGGTGCGTAAATATCTGCAAAGTCATCATAGCAGTAATAACCGGAATGAGTAACCACCAAACGTGCATCCGCAGGCAAACGAGCCAAGGCAGCCATCATATCAGCAACTGAAATAGAATTTAAATCGTTCATTTTTTTCTCTCTATGGCTCTATTATACACGATTCCGGGTAATTGTCAAGTCTTTTTAGCCACGAATTTCAAATGCAAATTCAGTGCCGGATCTAGTGACATATATCTTACGGCCGTAGACCGTGATGTAACCCCATTCACCATCTTGGTAAATATCGTGCGGGTCCTTTTCAATCGTAACATTCCGGACGATTTCACAGAAACCATTGCGCCAAGTAGGCAGTTTCTGCTTAAAATACTTGTCATTATCACGTTGAACAATAAAGATTTTTGATTTCATTTGTAAAACTTTACATTGACCAAAAAGATTCACTGGACGGAGAGCAGTAATACGGAGTATCATAGCGTTCCTGAAACTCTTTACCAGACATAATATTTTTACGAGTAACAAAGGTCTCAAAAACTTCAACAATTAGACCTAATTTACGTTTACCATCGGCTACAATATTAATATACGCTTTAGTACTAGGAGCAAAGTCTTGTTTTGCAACCAAACGTTTACCTTCTTTGGTACGTTTGTCTGTTTTGTAGATTTCCAGTGTGTATTCTGTAAGTGCTGACATTTTCTAACCTTTTCTTTACTCTATGGCTCTATTATACACGATTCCGGGTAATTGTCAAGTGTTTTTAGACTATTTTTAAGTCTCGGAGAGAAAAATAGAGATTTTCCAGTGCTTCTTTAGCTTCCTCAATCAGTCGGGATTGCTCCTCAGTAGCTTGGTCATCAATCTCCAAGCAAACTTCATATAAAATGTCTTCCGCAAGACCAATCCGTTTGGCTAAATCGTTATTTTTCATACTAAATCCACCTGTACTTGAATACTTTTATATACCAGTTTTTCATCATAGTAATTATAAGTGTTTCCAACTCCACTTATATTTTCTTTACCAATCTGAATAAGGCTCATTTGGATAGCTAACCGTTGGTTCACAAACGGAAGTTCATTAGTACCGGCTACGGTGGTATAAAAACCTATACCATCCATAATCACTCGGATCCGCTGGGAGTTCCTAAGACCAACAAAGAGTCTTTTAGTTCGCATAATTAAGGTTCCATCTGAAAAAGAATGTAGTAAAAAAGAGGTGAAAACATCACCACCGCAACTACAGCAGCTTGGAAAAGTTCAGTAATTCGTTTCATCATGGCTCTATTATACCAGAGTTTTACCAATGTGTCAACCAATACCATAGTAAAATTACTGAGAACCATTTACTACAAAATATCATTTAAACACCCAACACATGAATTATAATTGGTATGTCCAAAGTTGTCAAGTTGTTTTTTTGCAACTATTTGAATGATTGCCTATTGACAATTGCCGAAAACCTGGTATAATAGAGACATGATGAACTTATGGAGACTGTATGAAAACATTAGCCCAACAATACCTTGATATGATAGACCAGTATGATATAGACCTAGGAGATGCTCTATCGGATATCCTAAAGCTATTGGAGAAGGTTTCTCCTGAGGTACTTCGTGCAGAGATTGAAAACGTTGAGGAGTATATCTCCGACTGGTCAGAATGATATGAAAGAATATGTTTATAGTCCTCCAGGTCAGAAACTGCGCCATGGCCATGTGTATCTAATTGCGCCCATCAAACCTCACAAAGGTTGGGCTAAGGGAACCGGCACACACCAATTCAAAATAGGTGTTTCCAAAAGCTACGAAGGTGTCCTTAATCGCCTCAGTGACCTAAACACAGGAAATTGGATGGAGTTGTGTGTAGCGTATACTTCACCTGAAGTCCAACATCCATTCAATGTTGAATTATTCTTACATAAAAATTACTCCAAGAGGCTAATTAGAGGCGAATGGTTCAAATTATCCTATGCTGAATACCTATACATTGTAGACCGTCTGGATAAAGAACCGACTGAAACCGGGGAGCCAATGCGGATGTGGGGTGCCCATATACGGCGAGAGGGTAAATACCACGGACTGTGGTAAAAGAGTACTTTCTTCTGACTTGACACCGCCTGGTATCTATGGTATAATTAACTCATGACGCCAAAATATACCATCAAACGAGCCTACACCATGACCAAGACCGGTCTAGAAAAGGTGGTGTGGTATGTCATGGACGGAGACTTCGTGACGGATGCCTTTGACCTTCGTCGGGATGCCAAATACTATTGTGATAAGTGGAACTCCGTGTAGTACTTTTACTGTACTTGACAATTACCTAGAACCTGGTATAATAGAATGGTCGAACAGTGTGGGGGTGGACGGTGGGAGTGGGCGTCTACCAAATGCCTTGCTCCAATGCAGGTTAAGCCACAGCCTAGCTTCTACCCTACATGCCCATGCAATAACAGCAAACTCCTGAAAAACCCGGCTGTAAGTTGTTGATTTATAACAAGAAAAAACCAAGAATTTACTTAGGCACCAGGTTCCGCTTCATCACTTTACATGAGCACCACTCATTGTACCATCTGTCACTTAGTAAGGCTTCATACTGGAAGATGTAATGCGTTTCCCAGTAGGCACACTCTGACCGGTTACGGCACAGGTGAATAATTTCCCTAGCAAAATAGTCTGCACCAAGTGTAGCAACGTCTTCTAGCAATACTTTATTGGATCCATAGTAGGATTCCCATCCAGAGGAAAGTCTAATCTTCTTTCTCTTACCCTTTACTGTCTTGTAACCAGCTTTAGTAAAATACTTTCGACCAATGTATCGGCGATTGGTCTTAAGATTGGTTATGATGTATACGAATCCATATGAATCTCCAATGACCTCTGGCGTTATCTCTGTGCCTCTATAGGTCCAATTCATCCGTGTCCTCACTATCTTCAGTTATGTACTCAGCACATACTGGACAAAAGTGTGGTTCGTCTGTTATCGTTTCTTCATCATATACGATTTTATAGGTGCTTTCGCAATTCTCGCAATGGTTCTTTAGTGTTTTCATGCATATCCTTTGAGGGCTTTGGTCGCCCTATAACCATGAGTTATCATCATCGTCATATGTATGCATCTGGTCAACTGATAGCGGAACGTCTAGCATCCAGTCTGGATCGGTCAAAACGTATTCGCCAGCCCTTTCTAATGCTCTGTTCTTATTAAGGCGTGATGCAAAATCGCTGGATATCGACCGCGTGGCTGCGCCTTCTGGTGTTGCGTGATAGGCTCTCAGCTTTTCGCTTTTCGCTTGTCGTAGCTCCGCTGGTTGTTCTCGGACATTACCGCAAGATTGGCTACAAAACGGACCTCTTTTTTGGTGTTCAACACCGCATCGTGGGCATTGTTTCATAGTGCAAAATCCTCAGTAGTGCGTTCACAAGTTAGTGAGTACTTACTTATCCACAGCTTATCCACACTATTTTAGATTATTATACCCATTTACTTAATAGAATCTACCATGTTCATCAGGTCACTATGTTCTTTTTGTAGCTCTTGGAATCTATTGTTCTTAAATGTTATACTGGAATATGAGGTACTATGGAATTCTTGGACTTTTCCATTGATATAGTACTCTACTAACTCATACAGTTTGGCTTTGGTTTGTTCATTCATTTTTGTTCCCATACATTAACATCATAGCATCAAAAATACAATCATCTACTGGATTGTGCTTTGTTATATGTAGCTTTGAATCAAATACTGGATGGTGGACTTCGGTGTATCCTGTTGTTGTTCCATACAGGAAATCTACTGCTGTTCTCACATCTCTCCAACGATTGTATTCCCATATTGGTTCTATCTCTAATTGTTCTTCTATATCATCCAACACTAATTGATCTAGATTACCTCTAGCCCATACCCAACATTTGGTATCATTCTTTGACTTAGCCCATTCACGCATTAATTCATGCCCAGTTTCAAATGGTACGTCATTGGATGATGGCTTAAATGATTTGAGTTTGACATTCTCGCATTGTTTAGCCCACCAGTCTATGGTGGATTTACCTACCTCACGGTTCAATCTCTGAATTTGGTCTTGTACATCAAACTTGGTAAAGAAGGAGTTTTGTCTTAGTTGGATATGATCCGGCTTCTCATCTGGATTAAAATATACAGCGGCCATGGATAATATCACGGAACTTGACCTTTTACCTAAGGTCTCAACATCAAATACAAACATTATTTGCTTTCTCTTCCAGCTTGGAATGCTGATTCTAACCACAAGATTAAGTTTCTTTGGTATAATTGGCCTTCTTTAA